TAGCGTTAGTTACAGCATTACCGAACACGTCAGTTACAGTTGCAGTTAGTTCTACTGCAGCACCTAGGTTAGCAACAGATGGAGCAACAACAACTAGGTTGTACGCAGCACCTGCAGTGCCCTTAACGTAGTAAGTTGTTGTGTTACTGTTTGCAGTAACTACAACAGTTCCAGTTTCGGTAGTAGTTGTATAAACATAAACATCAGCAGTTGTTCCCGTGCCAGTTGCGATTGTTGCTGTAGACACTCCAGAGTCGACCTTTACGGTGGTAGAACCAGAAGTAACAGCTGTGACAATCTTTGCATTGGTAGCAGTCACAACAACATTGCTGCCAGCAGTTACGCCAGACAGGGAAATGCGAAGTGCATCAGCAGAGCTTACGTCATTGTCGGATGGGACAGGGAGTGCAATTGCACTTGCAGATGAGGTTCCTGCAGAGGCTGGAGACGCTCCAGCAACCGTTAGTGTAGCGGATGATGCAATAGCAGGACCAGCAATGAGCATAGTTCCTACTAGAGCTACTGCAGAAGCAATAGCGATTAGTGGCTTCTTAAATGAAGTCATATTTTTGGATCTCCTTATTTTAGATTATTTCGAAACTATCCAGATATTCTTTGATGTCTTTCGGGATAGGCTTATATTCTATCACATTGTTCCTTTGGTTGTCAACATGGTTTTTAGGCCTATCCCTATAGGTATGAACCTCTACCTCAAGGTTTTGATCCTTTGGTGTATGTGATATTGCTCCAAAAATTGCTCCACAAACAGCATCTGCCAAGTCCTTAGAGCTTTTTCTTGGATGGTCTACTCGATTATTTTTCATAATCTTTAATTCAGTTAGCTCCTCAAACAATAGCTCAATTGCTGGCATAGCCAGTCTTTCCTCATACATTAGCATAGCCATATCCTCATAGTGCTTTTTTGCTACTGATACAGTTTCAGTTCTAATACCCACAGACTTTAACTCATTCTGGATATCAAACGACTGCCATCGGTCAAAGCTTACCATTCCAAGATCGAACCCCTGTCTGCGTAAATTCTGAATCCATTGTTTTACCTCAGAAAGATTCACTGGACCTTCGACCCTTGGCTCCCAATATACAACAGCATCAACAACAACCATAGGGACAACTTGCTCATAGTCTTTCATAACTTGAACAGATACCCATTTTTCTACGTGAGCAATTGCTACTGCACACTTGTCATGCTTTTGTGCAAGGTCGGCATGAACAAAATATTTTTTGTTTGGGTCTGGCTTAAAAGCATCGTCAAACCTCTTAGAAGAATCGATGGGGTTTCTAATAGTCATACATGCCCTGACCTTTTCCCTTTGCTTAAAGAATGCGTCAGATGCGAAGGTTGGAACGCAGGCAAACCTTTGCATAGCATCTCCTATGTCTGTGTAGAAGGCTAGCTTAAAATCGTCAATAGTTCTTGTTGGATTTACTACCCAAGTTGGTCTTTTTAGTGCAAACACTCCTGGATACTTGTATGACGTAATGACATCTTCATCCCACTCAATCTGTAAACTGTTTCCCTCAGCTTTTTCTGGAAGCTCTGGATTAATAATAAAAGTATGCTTTTTCTGAATACTTTCTTTTTCCGCAATTACAGAGTCATATCTTTGTGAGATAAAGTCTCCAGGAAAACGTGGGAAAGATAGTAAGGCCACCTTGCCAAGGTCTGGGAATCGTGAATCTACGGATGCACGAAAAGCTTTATAGATATTATCTGCAGTTTTACCCTGGTCATTGCCGCCGCCAATCTCCTGAGCAAAACCAGAAATCTCATCGAGCACCGCCAGGATAAGGTTAAGACCTTCGTGAGACTCACGCTCAGAGTGTCCCGAGTAAACCGTAATGGCTTTATCAAACTCAATTGATTCTGCCTTTGCGTAAAACTTTCCAGCAAACCACGGGGATCTTTCTATCTTAGATTTGAAACCTTTGAAGAAAACGTTCTTAGCCTGCTGAGCGTTAATCGCCACGTTAATGATATCAATCGCATCCCCACCTGGCTTTCCAAAGTACCTCGCTGGGTCCTTAAGACAAAGGAGCTTGTATACAATGTAAGAACACGCAACAGTAGACGTAAAATCCTTGCCAGATCCTTTACCAAGTTGAAGAATAATTTCATTTTTTGTATACTTTTTGTAATATCTTGTACCTTCTTCCTGTCCCATTAAATTAATTAAATCTTCTAATTTATAAATTTGACTCATAGCTTCGACAATGTCATACTGAACATCTGACAACGGAGGCTGTCCCAAATAGTCTTCGCCCTCCACAAATGTTTTTGCATCAACTGGGGTCTCATCAAAGTTGCTATCTTTTAGGACTTCTAAAAACTCATCAAACATCGCTGACAATCGTGATTACCTCTTTGTCTTTTGAGACAGCAGATAGCCTACGCATAATCTCGTCTCGTATTTGTGGATGCTCTGAAGCAATGTCTTTAAGAATGTTTACCAAGACGTCTTGCTTTCTTTCAATCTCTAGCATCTCTTCTGCTAGCTCTTTGTTTTCTAGCAGCCCAGCTTTTTGTAGCATATCAATTCTTCTTGCCTCAATGTCAAGGACTAACTTAATGGCAGCAGTCTTTGCACTAAGGTTTGCAGCTGTGGTTGCATCATCAATAACTTCATAAGCTTTATTAATTAGCTTATTGTAATGGGTGTCTGCTCCCACCAATGCCTCTTTGGCTCTTGCACGGATAGCTGCATTGTCTGAGGCCATCTGCTTCCACTCGTTGATGTACGTTACAACTTTTTGTCGTGGAATATCTAGCTCTTTAGAAATTTGGGTAGCTTCACTGCCCTTAAGGTATTCTTCTACTACTTTGTTTACCTTGTCTAAGTGTTCAATTAGGTTATCTTCAGTCGACATTCTTCCTACCCCTTTTTATTGGCATTAGTTTAATTCTATCAGATCTGAACGATCTGCATGCAGAAACCGAGCTTTTGCTAAACTCAAAGCAGTCTATCCACTGAGCTCCAGTTTCCTTGTTTGTTACTAGGCTGTCAAACTTAAACCTTGCCCCATACTCTCCAGAAATCTTTATAATATCTCCAGCTACCACTAGCCTGTTACCTACCCACATCTCTTTAACCCTGTCGAACTTGGTTTCTCTTATAGGAGAAGACCTTCTTTTATTCACTAGAAGCTCTCTCTTTGGCAATCTTAAGGAGTATTAAATAACCAAGCAGATCGTCAATCTCATTATCCCCTGGCCAATCGTGACCGTTTTGTATGCGTGAAAGCTTGTCATCAATGCGGACTAAGAGCTGCTCTACGTTGTCAGTCTTTGAGAATATTCTAGAAGGGTGTAGTGCAGAATCTCCATAAGATCTATTCTTAGAAATCAACAACTCTTTTACCTGATCCGAAATTCTTTCAATATCTTTTTCTGTTTGTATGCTCATCTTCTACTCTTTCTTAGTCCGAACTTTGCTAAATAAACATAGATAGTTTCTACGCTTGTTCCACATTCCTTTGCGATTTCTTCTGGACTCTTCTTGTCCATCCAATATCTTTTTTTAAGCCATGCCTCACTAGTATACAACTTTGCTGCCATTTTTACAAGCCAATCTTTCCTGGGTTATTAACAGCATAGTGTCCAATTGCTATAGCATCTGCGACATCGTTATCATCTATCTGCTTGTCGTAGTAGGTATTTACAAACTTAATTGTTCGTTGCTTTCTAAATTCTCTCTCTATTGTCTTTAAAGTAGACGGAGCTTTATTTGGATTGTTCTTTGCTACCTCCAACTTTTCTGGAGTAGTAAGTTTTTTATTTCCTATAAAGTTTTGCCAAGTAATAGGGCTGACAGATCCAAATCTTTTTATCCCCACAATTCTAGCTGCCCCAAGAAGACCACCTTGAACCAGGGCAAGGTCTGCGGCAGTCTTTGGGCTATTCATAAATACCGTGTGCTCAATGACAATTGCATCAATATCAAACTTATCAAAAAAGGCTACTGATTTTCTTGCAGCATCTCCTACTTTAGAATAGGTGTCTGGTCCTTTAAAATTAATCTTACCGCAGGCAACCAAAGACTTATCGTTAAAAATAGCAAAAGCCAAACTGTTTGTGCTGGCATCGATCGCACAGATATTCTTGGGGGTATCTTTTAATAGATTAAGATTTACCATTAGATAACCTTTTTATATCTTTTAGAGCAATAGATATGTCAGCTGGATTAATTAGGCACTTGCTGCAGGTCTGTTCATCATTATAAATTGACAAATTCTGCTCACACTTCTTGCACTTTCTAACCTTACCAGCCCTACGGCTAATCCTAGAGAGCTGATATCTTTCAGTGATCTTTTGCTTAGTAGCCCCATCCCTGCATTCGGGGGAGCAGTATATTTGGTAAGAAACTTTTGTTTCAAAACTGTTGTCACACCATTGACAATGCTTCATCTAGAGGCTCCAAAGACTTAATCTTTACCTCTCCAGTTCCCGCCAAATCACAAGTTGCCCTGATAGGACAAGTCTTGCAAATCTTTGAATTGGACCTGTAGTTTTTCTCTGGCAAGGTTTTGTTTTCCCAAGCCTTTCTAACTGTTCTCATCCATTCAAAAGCGTTCTCTACCCACTTAAAAGAATACTCGTTTAATTCTACAGGAAAAATCAATAGCTCGTGATTATTTTTGTTTTCATAAATCATGACGGCCTTGCCCTTATTTAAAATCTTCATATAAATAAGTAGCTGAATTAAGTGGCCACCCTTTGGTTTTCCTGCTAGCTTTCTGTATTCGAAAGCTTCATTTGGCATAGTCTTAATCTCACCAAGTAGATCCTGACCATCCCAATCTAAAACAACATCTCCATATCCAAAAATCGGTGGATCTGAATATGTTATTTTAAATTCTGAATCTTTAAGAATTCCAGCATTGCCCATGGCTTCCTGGATTCTTTCATGCGACTTTGTTCCCGCAGTCATGTTTGCTCCACCATATGCATCTGCATTGTCTACAAACATAGCACCAGTAAAAGCAAGATACCAGTATCTAGGACATTCTCCATGGGAGTATGCAATGGTTGATGGGGCAAAGCTTGATTTTGTAGTAAACTTGTCTACACGGTTGACAGTATAACCAGACTTAATCTTTTCAATAAGTGCCCCCTGATCTAAAAAGGAGGGTCTTGAGGCAATCTTTTGCTCTGTCTTTATCATTATTTGTTGCAGTAAGCTTTTTGTCATTGTTTTAAAATCTTTCTATATGCCTCTAGTATACACTATCTGGCGATATATTTCAAGGCAGAGACAAGGTTGTTGATAGCTTCTGCAGCGGTGTAGTATAGATTTTTCTTACCACGATCTGACTTGTCAACATTAGCCATCCAGGTAGCCTTGAAGGCCATCTTGGCAGCTATTGCTTGCAGCCTTACTATCTCAACGGTAACTACGTGAATAGGAATGTCTGGTTTAATAATTACCTTGGCAATAAAGGTGAGGGCTGTGTTTAGCTCCTCATCCTGCATATACTCTGCAATTTCAGATAGTCCGTTAATAGAGTCAATAGTTGTTTGCTGTTGTTCCATAAGAGTATTATACCTCAGATTCCTTATCGTATCCAGAGATGGCTAGCTTTTCTTTTGTCGTCGCACTTCCCTTACCCACAAACCAAGGAAGCAATTCATAATAAAGATCTACCAGAAGATTTACGTCCTGAATCTGATACTCTTTCATTTCCTTCCAGGCTTTCTTGTCTCCAGCCATGCAACGAACCCATAGCTTAAAACCAGAGTGCTTTACCTTAGCACCAACGTCTAGCTTTTGTGCCACATAGTCTAGCTTGTTTGACGGAAACAAGAAGTTGGCTTTTGTAATGCTCATAAGGTCTAGGTCTTTTGTAGGCGATGGTGGTGCCATCTTATTCTCTAAAAACTCTCGATTAATATGTTTATGGTCAAAAGCTGCAGAGTTCCATCCAACCAACAAGTCTGCCTCGTCCATTAGCTTGTGTAACTCTTTTAACATCTCTTTCTTACCGTCGTGATGGACAGACTTAAAGATTACTTTTTTGCCGTCTAGCCACCTTGCACCGAAGCATAGCATCTCTGTGCTCTTGATGATTTGATCAATGCTAATGTTCTGGTCCCAAAGGCCCCAGGTATAAACTTGCATTGGTGTTGTTTCTATATCTAGTAGTAGTATTTTCATTTTTATTTTCCTGTCAGTTCTTCTAGTATTGATAATTCTATAATTGCTAATCTTGTTTTTATTCCAGACTCTCCCAGCACGACTACGATTGCTGGATCGTTATTGTTTTTAATAGCATCAGTGGTTGCTTTTGCCCACACATCCTTATTCAAGGTAAACGACTTGCCGACTTCCTTAAAGTCAACAGTAAAGTTTTCCCATGAGGCATCACCTTTGTGAAGTCCTCTGCCAGAGTTTTTGTGCTGCTTAGCCCCTAGCCTCTTGCTCTCACTTCTCTCGCTCATAGTCCCTCTTTGTCTTAGGCTTTAGGCTTACGTTTGTAAGATGTTTTTCTGAACACATCCAGCTAAGAAGCTTGTCTTCTCCGTAGCATCGCAAAGACGTTACTTCTTCTTTGCAGGTGTGGCATTTAAAAATACCGTTAATAACTATATAT